GTAGTGATAATGCATTTTATGCTGGTCTTTTGATGGCCGTTTATTTTCCTTACCCTTCAGAAGATTATTTACAAACATTTTTCGGTATTACAGTTACACATCAACATCTTTGGCAACTTCCAAAAGTTTTAATTTCTCCTAAATCTTCTGATGATATTAATTTAATAATAAACAATACTTGGCCTTTCGAATTCGTACCGTGGAAAGTAGCAAATAATTTTGCTAGAATTGATTCTTATAAAATGGGATATTTGTATATTGCAGTTGTCTCGCCTTTAACAACTCTTGCTCCACGCAATAGTTTAAATTACAGGTTGTCTGGCAAACTTATTAATTTGCAAACTAATCAAACAATAACATGAATTCTACTACTGTAACTTCATTTAATTGGATGAAAGATCCAAATTATGCTTCGACTGTTTCTAGTAATGAAAGTGTTGCTTCATTCGACACACTTGATTCTGTTTCTTTTTCATCTGAAGGTTTTTCTGAGAATGCAATGATTAATTCTGTTGAAGGTGAGTCGGTGTCTGTGTCAATTGGAGAATATTCCAGTGTTTTTGCAATGCCTGCGAGTCTTGCTATTAATTATTTTAATAGTTCAACTGCTGAAGAAGAGAACGCTTCAATAAAAGAGGGAGTTGGCTTATCTGGTCATTCTCAGCAATATAACGCGCAGTCTGAACTTGACAACGTTCATGCAACTAATGCAACATTGATTGAATCTGGTTTGATAATTGGAGGAGCTTTAATAGGCGATATTCCCGGTTTGGCAATAGGAGCGGTAGGAGCAGCAGTTTATGATGCCCTTTCTTCACCTGATATTGCTCAAGTTCCAACTGATACTGGCTCTACGATTCCAGCAACGCAAGATATTTTATAATGAATTTAGTCGATTCAACAACACAACCACTTCCACCTTTAGGTGGAACAACTCCGACAGTTCCTTTAAGTATTGAAGCCACCTTAACTCATGGCACATTAGCAGAAAATATACCAGAGTCTGATGAACATCCTTTTGAATATCCATTTGGCATTTTTCTAAATAGTACAGAAATTTCACATAATAATACATCTGGCACAGAATTATTTAAATTTGAAAGTAGAGGTTTTTTATCCCACTTAAATTTACTTCAAACATTTGATGCTGAATATGGTAGGGTTAATGGATTTATGCCTTGGAGTTTATTAAAAGCTTTTTATTCCAAGACTGTGAGAATGGAGTATTTTGTTAGATTTATTCCAGTCAAAGTAGCAGATTGTAGAGCAAGAATTGATATTATTAGTAGATTTGATGGAACAACAGCTGAATATGAAACTAAAGCATATCAAC